TAGGTACATCATTTAGTTTGGGTAATGCCATTATGCTCTCCTTTTCAATACTTCCCAAGCATCAACTTTTATAAATCGTTTGTTTGTTTCGTTTTTATTTGGATTAGGTATAGTGATTTTTGCTTTTTTACCAGCATTAAATGCCTGCACTTGTGCTATAAATCTATCAATACTTTCTAACCATTCACTTCTATTTTTATTTAGAACTTTTTTATTATGATTATTACCACCACCAGAAGTTCTACTTGTTCTACTTCTTTTTCTTTTTGCCATATTATGTTCCTATTCCTAATCTAACTAAACCACTTAATAGGTTTTGTTCAATTACTCTTGAGTTTTGATAACTTATTTGTACTGTCAATTCACCGATTACATTTTGGTCATTTGTTAAATCAATAGATTGTATTGTAGTAGGAAAAGCATTTTCTAATACAATAGTATAAACAGTATTACCATTAGGACCTAATATAATTTCAAATGGCCCTTTTTTTAATTCTTGATTTGTTATAGGTCTTTTTAATTGATGTATTTTTATATCTCTTTGATATTCTCTCTTATATCCTACTTCACCAGTTTGTTCGTTTACTATAGAACTTTTCCAACCTTCAAAGAATTTCCTCACACCATAATCATTCAGTAAATAAAATGATAAAGTAACATCAGGAACTGCATAACCATAAGCAACTAAATCAGGTTGCATACCAATTGTTCTTTCTCTAGTCATAATCTGTTTGCCTGGTATTGTTGCAGTTCTACACAATATATCTAATTCTCTTGATGTAGGATAATTATCGAGAAGTCCAGGAATGTCTTGTCTAGTTGGAAATGGTATTGTAACTCCAAATAAGTCTGATATTCCAGGTATTCTTAATGCACCACTAAATGTTGGTATTTGAATAAGAAACTGATTAGTTCTTGCTATTCCACCTTTACTGCTAATTAAACTCTTTAGTTCATCAACTCCTGCCATTAAATCATTCTCCTACTTAACTTATATACACTATTTGCATTTGCCTTTTCCCAACTAGCAGTCGGTAAAAATGTAGCAATTTCCCATTCAGTTGATGGAACTCTTGCGAATCTACTTTTTAAATGTTCTGTCAAATAACGTTTAAAACAAGGTTTAAAATATTTTAACTTTGATGCTCTTTGTAGCATTTCGTATGTGATTTGAAATCTTGTTGTATTATCATATTTTTTATTGTTTGAATGTTCAAGTAATGCGTCTAAAAACTTGGCACGTAAATCCATAGGTAAGTAATGAAGATTAAGACCATAAAATCCTTTTTCAGCAGGACCAACTATGATTGTAAGCGGAAATCTATCAAAGAATGGTAATGTATCTTTAGTCTTTGGGTCATAGAAAAACATATTCATAGTGCCAATCAACTGTCTATTTTTTAATTCCAAAGATTCATCTTTCATCAATTGATTACGATTGATGTTTCTCATATTACGCAGTTTGTTGGCAAACCAATCACGAGATTGTCGTGTTCGTGGTGTGATACCAGCACGAAATGCCTCTTGTTCTAGTGTTTGAAATAGATTACTCATAACTCTATTTATTCTTTTTATTTGGTTTTTTATAAGGTTTATATGGTTTTAATGTCTTTAATTTACCTGGCATTTTACTCATCAACTTCATCTCTTGTAGAGTCTTTTCTGTCCATACTTGAAACTCCCACCCTCTGTCTTTAGCATAATTATCTGCCGCTTCCCACTTATTCATATTCTTGACATAAGTTAATGCTTCAGTCATATACTTTTTAGTCTTTGAAACTTTTGGCAGTTCAGTTTCTTTCTCTGGTTTGATTTCAACAAGTACAACTTTACCACTCTTATACTTAATCTTTAAGTCTACAAAGTATCTGTGGTATCGTTTATCGACTGCATAGAAGTATGGTATGACTATTTCTTCACTAGACCATTCTCTTACATCATCATTTGTATCGCACCAGATGAACACTTTCAGTTCCCAACCAGAGCGAAATACCACATTTGTAAAGTCACCTTTATATTTCTTTGGGTTCTTTACTTTATATATTCCAGAATATGCCATATTTTCATATAAATAAAACTAAATTAAAACTATTTATTACAGGAATAGAAATGGCGAATTACGCAATACAAAGTGCACCAGAATTTTTAAATTTTCCTTTAGAGAAACAAGATAGGTATAGAGCAAGAATTAAGTTTGAACCTATAAGAATGGAAGAAGTTACTTTTATAGGGAAAGATAAGGCAAAGGCCCAGTTAAGTTATAGTTGGGAAGAAGTTAGAGATTTAGGTGCTAGAATATCAAGTGGACTTGTTGGTTTTCTCGGTGATGCTATTTTTGGTGATGACAACGCAACTGATGAACAAAAAAAAGTTATCGATGCCGAAAGAAATAGAGCAAGTGTTATAAGAGAAGGTATTGTTACAGGTTCAAAAGATTTAGTCAGAAGTCAACCTATAGTAAGAACTAGAAAATATTGTTATCTTTATATGCCAACAGGTATACAATTTAACGACCAAGTGAATGTTAAAAATGCAAATATAGGATTAACAGGAGCGGCCGCAATGAGTGCCGCAAGAAATCTAGGTTTGCCAAGTGATATAGGGGCCGCAGGAAGTCTTCTTGCTACAACTTTTGGTACAGCACTATCAACTGTTTTTGATGTTGCTGACAATCCAGCGGCATTCGCGGCAATTGCGGCAAAGACTGCTCAAACACTTGATTTTGCAAATCTTGTTGGTGGTGAAAACATTGCCGCAGGTATACAATTAGCATCACAAGTTGTGGCAAATCCTGTAACTCGTGCTATATTTGATAACGTACCTTTGCGTATATTTACATTTCAGTTTAAATTTATTCCTTTGTCACCTAGAGAATCAGAAGAAATTGAGAAGATTATATATTATTTTAGAAGTGAAATGTTTCCAGAAGCATTAACTTTTACAACTTCTGGACTTCCATTTGGTTTTAAATTTCCAAGTATGTTTGATGTCAGACTACAATATGGAATGAGTAATAATGCAGGAACAAGTACATACAGAGTTCTTCCTAATACTGATATTTTACCATGTTATTTGATAAACATTCAACACAATTATAACCCATCTGCTATGTCATTTCATAAAGGTGGTAAACCTACAGAAGTTGATATGTCTTTAACTTTTATGGAATACAGACCTCTTGTTAAACAAGACATAGAAGATTTTGGTAAAAAAGGAAATGTAGGCCCATACAAGATAGAAGACGGCGAAGAAATTATAAGTTTTATTCCGCAACAAAATAGGGTAGAGGAATGAGTTATTTTAGAAATTTCAATACAATTAATTACAGATTTGGCAATAATGAAAACGCAGTAGCATTTCCAGAACTGTCAATATATTCTTCAGTCATTGACCAAATTAAAGATAATATAACATCATATCAAGAATACACTATCCTTGAAAATATGAGACCTGACCAAGTATCATATGAATTATATGGTTCTACTGATTATTATTGGACATTCTTTTTACTTAACGATAATATTCGTGAACAAGGTTGGCCTTTAAGTGAAGTCGAATTGCTTGAACAATGTAAACGAGATTTTTCAGGAACAACTTTAGTTACTGCAGATGATTTAGTAACAGATAAAACAACTGCTACAGGTTCAGTCAGAGATAAAATAGTAGTTGGTTCAACTATTCAAGGTCAAACATCTGGCATAACAGGTTTAGTAACTAAAAGACGTTTAGATTTGGGTCAAGTTGTTATAGAAGGAACAAAGTCTTTTACACAAGGCGAAACAATATTATTATCAACTGATGTTAATGTAAGTTTTACTGCGACAACAGTTGTTGCAGAATATTTAGCAACACACCATTGGGAAAATGCAAGTGGTGAATATGTAGATTTAATAAATGCAAATGGTGTTGTTGATATAACAGGTGGCGCAAGTAATACTGCAATAACAAATTATGATAGATACATTCGTTCTAATAATTTACTAAAAGAAATTAAAGTTATAAAACCTAATGTAATAAGTCAAATATACAACGCACTACAAACATCAATTAGGGTTTAATTATGCCTAATTATCAAAATGAAGGTTCTTCTTATAAATTATTGTCTGCTTTGTTGACAAGCGAAAGGATATCTCCTTATCAATATGAAATAGCAAACTGTGTGTCAGACATTAACATTTACGAAGATATTAATAGACCTTTTCTTACAGGTAAAATTGCATTTTCTGATTTTAATGATGTTATTAATAAAATTTCTTTTAGTGGTGATGAAAAGATAAAATTAACATTAAGAAAATCTGATACAAATGCTGAAGATATAGTTAGAACATTTAATCTTGATTATATTATAGAATCTAAAGAAGTAAATAATAATTCTGCTGAAGTTTATGTTTTTCACATGGTTGAAGATGTTGAGTATGAATCTAATATAAAAAATGTTAACAAATATTATGAAGGCAAACCATCAGAGATTATTCAAAACATAATCAATGATTATATACCTAATAGAGTTTTTGTTAATGTTAGTCCTAATCACGAATCAGATAATATTCTTAAAGTAATAATACCTAATTTAAACCCTTTAGAAGCAATAAATTGGGTTTGCAAAAAAGCAAACTCAGATGATGGTTTGCCTTTCTTTTGTTTTACAACACTTTTAGGTGGAGGAACAAATAACAATTATTTCATATATTATATTAATTTAAAGTGGCTTTTATTACAAGGTGTTCTTAATAAAGAACCTTACACATATACACAATCTTCTTTAACAAAAAATTCAAATGAATATGGTAACCCTGGTGAAAGACAAATAATAAATCAAAGATATCAAATATTAGATTATAAAGATACAAGTTCTGATGACTTACGAACTCTTATATCTGAAGGAATGATTGGTTCAACACACAGATTTGTTGATATTATAAACGGCGAAGAAAATAAAGTTAGACAAAATATAGGTTATAGTTTAGTAAGATTACAACAATTAGGATTATTATCTGATGACTATTTAGGTTACACATATAATATTGCTTCTCGACAAGATAACATATTACTTGCAGAAAAAGAATCTGCAAAAATCTATAATTACCCTTCATTGAAACCTTATGAAATAGGATTTTCAAATCAAACTTCTATGGTTGAAGAAAGAGATGGTGGTTCTTACGGACTGAAAGTCAATTCTACTGCAATTTTGTATTTGCTTTACAAAAGAAAAATGACAATTACTTTAGAAGGTGCAAACTTTATAGGAACAAATGTCAACAGAACAGTCGGTAACTTGATAAACATAGCATTTATAAAACCAGACCATAGTGATAATTCTAAAAGTGATTATGATAAAAGAAAATCAGGAAGACAGATAATAACAAAGGCCGTACATATGTTTAAACAAAATGATTATCATATTGGTTTAGATATTTGTAAATTAGAATCAATTAAAAAGTCTCCATCAAGTCCTGCACAAGATGTAATAGATGCTTTACAGTTTTTTGAAGGAATAACTACCGTATGATACCTACAGTTAATACAAAATATTATGGTAATAATTTTAAATCGTTTTATGGTAAAGTCATAAACGTTAATGACCCTTTACAACTTGGTAGAGTTCAAGTGCGTATTTATGGTGTGCATACAGAAAACGAAGTTGATATACCGACAAAAGCATTACCATGGGCGTCTGTTGTTTTACCTACAACTGAAGGTGGTGTGTCTGGTATAGGATTAAATAGTGGACTAAAACCTTTCTCGACAGTTTACGGTGTATTTGCAGATGGTGAAAACGCACAAGAACCATTAGTATTAGGTAGTGTTCCTAGTTATCAAAGAGACCCTCTTATGAAAGACACTAGTTTTAATTTTAATATTGGAACACACGATTTTAGAGTGCCTACAAGAAAACCTGATAATTTAAAAACTCCTGATGATATTGATGAGCAACTTCTTATTGGTGATAGTAATATTGAAAAAGCATGGAATTGGTTTAGAAGTAAAGATGGTGGTGAATATTCTACAGTTTCAACTGCAGGCATAATAGGTAATCTATGGGTAGAAAGTTTTGCCAGTATTAACAATAATGATTTAAATCCTTCTGCTATTCAAGGCGGGGGTGGACCTGGTCGTTATCTTGCACAATGGGAAATTGGTAGCGATAGATACAATGAATTAGAAGAAAGGTCTGCAGGTATACCTATAACATCTATGTATGCTCAATTAAGATTTATTTCATATGAACTTGATAAATATCCATACTTTGGAAAAGCAAGACTTGTACAAGCAAGAACACCAGAAGAGGCGTCAGATATATTCATGGTTTTATATGAAAGACCTAAAAATTATAACGGACCATTACCAAAACCAAGGTCTTTAGGTGGTACTGGACCAGATGATTATATACCGTTAAGATATTCTTCTGCTATTGAAAGAAGAGAAACATCTAGAGATATTTTTAACAACTTTACTTCGTGAGTATTATGTCATTAAATAGTACATTAAGAACAATTGCAAATAAAGTAAACTTACCTGAGTTGGCAAATAAGGCCACACAGTCTATACTTAACTTTCGTTCTTTATTTCAATCAGACGGTAAAGAAGTTGGTGATATTGTAGAAGGTTTTGAAATAATTGCAGACGAAGGTTTAGGCACGAAGAAAGAAACACTTGTTCCTATTGTAGGTCGACTAACTGAAAATGCAGGAATTAGTCTTAAGTCTACATCATCACGAAAAAGTGATATTAGTACAATTACAGGCCAGACAGTCGTTGATGGTTTCTTACATTCATCTATATCAAATGTAAATACATTAGGTATAAACAATACTCTTAGTGCATTGTCAAGTGATGCTAGTAGTATCAATAAACTTATTTCTAATCTTGCAGGTGGTAATATAAGTGATATTATATTAGATAATACTTCTGCTGAAGGTATTGCCAAAGAATTTGTCAAAGAATTTTCTAATATATCAGATGCAAGTGGTGATTTAATAAGTTTGATACAATCAGAATTAGGAACAAATGTTGTAAGTTCTGTTACAGGCGATACTAATATAAAATCAATACTACAAAACAAATTAGGCACACAATTTAAATCATCTGAATTATCAAATAATAATATTATAGTTAACTCTTCAGGAACATTTAGTGGTGCGTCTACACCAGATGATTATCAGTTTACTTATGTAAATACAGTTGAAGAATTGATGTTAGAGTTTAGAAACTCTACAAGAGATTTCTCTCAAATTATTGTTGAATATACAGGTGAATATGTAGACGATAATTTTGACGCAAAAGATTTTCAAACATTATATTCAAACACAAGTGAATGGGATGGAATACCATATCACTATCTTGTAAGAAAAGATGGTAGAATACAAAGAGGTAGACCACTTGATATTGAAACTGTTTATGTAGGCGGTGATATAAATTATTCTAAGTCAATTGTCGTAGCAATCCCAGGTGGTTATGATGTTCCTGAAGGAACTGAAAGAGCAAAGAAGTCTGTTAATAGTTCAACAACAAGCAGTTGGTATTGGTTTAATACATTGTTAGATGTTGCATACACAATGTTCCCAGGCATACAAGTTTATGCGTCAACAGAATTAAGTAACACTGGTTGGTCTGCAGATGCATACATTGAGAGTTTATTTGGTAAAAGAAATAATATACAACCATCATCTAGTGCTGTAACAAGAAGCACTTTAGTTAGTACGGAACCAGAATAATGGCAAGACCAAAGAATAAAATAACAGGCGATAGAGGATTCTTTGACCCATCAGGTGAATATCCTCGTGTAGACCATTTGAATGATGCGTCTACAAACAAATCTGCACGAGGTCATAAAGTCAATCGTGTCTATATTGGTGGTGATAAAGATGTTGACTTGGGTTTACAACCTCTTATTGGTTCACAGTATCCTAAGAATAGTGTGCGAGAAACAGAAGGTGGTCATGTATTAGAATTTGACGACACACCAGGCAATCAAAGAGTTGTTATATTACATAGTTCAAAGGCAGGTATAGAGATACGACCTGACGGTACTGTTATCATATCAAGTGGTGCAGAAGGCAATAAGATTGAGATTGTTGGTAACGACCACAAGATGATTGTCGAACGAAATGGCGATGTACATTATAAAGGTAATCTGAACTTCAAAGTTGATGGTGATATGAATCTTGAAGTTGGTGGTAATCTCAAAACAAAAGTACATGGTAACGAGATATCAACAATAGACGGCAACTTCAAACAAACAGTTGAGAAAAGTCATACAACAGAAATTAAGAAACACAGGGCACAATATGTACTTGGTGTGAATACAGACATATCACTAGACAATAAAGAAACTCATATCAAAGGTAATGAAGTTAAGTTTATAGAAGGTAATGTAGATAATAGTATAGGTGGAACACTAACACTAACTGCAGAAGGTTCTATCATACAAACTGCAACAACAACAAACATTGCAGGTAACAAAGTTTCAGTAGTTGGTGCGAGTGGTACAATTGGTGGTTCAGGTATGACAATGTATGCGACTACATTTATTGGTGACCTTACTGGTACTGCTTTATTTGCCAAACTAGCGGCAGGATTTGGTTCTATAGGAACATATACACATCAACAAACTGTTAATCCAACATCTTCATTAATGTCTGACTATCTTAACAATTCAAGTCTAGGTATTCGTAAAGTAAATATTGATGCTGAAGATATTATTAAAAACGCAATCAATGTTGAAGAAGATTATGGTTACTTAACAACAAGAAGATTAGACTCCGCAGAAGCAAGAAGTAAACTTCGTGATATTGGTAATTTAAACAACAGTAAGTTTAGAGGTTCACTTGTAAATGATGGTATATTAAGTTCGTCTGCATCTATGGGTATACCTACAGAAATTGGTAGAGTTATTAAAAAGAAAGACGCATCTTATGGTGAAAAACCTATAGGACAAGCACAAAACCCGTTAATTAAAGGATTCAAAGAAAAGTAATGATATACTTACCAGACCCTCAATACAATCCTAATTTTGTAAAAGATAAAGAGTTGACAACTAAAACTTCTTTACAAAAAGGCATTACTATTGGCAAGTTTCTAAAGAATACAGGTTCAAACTTTGACTTTGATAATTTAAGATATTCTCAAAGGTCTTTGATTGCACGAAACTTATATCTTCAAGGTGAGTTTATGAGAGTTGCAGATAAGTATGGTAAATTTAAGATGGTTGTATCTGAAGGACTTTATCAACCTGCAGATAGAGAAACGCCAAGTGGCATTAATGATTATAGACAAACTGGTAAAGCAATTGTGTATGAACTTTATGATGAGTATGGTAATCTTGCAACACAATCTACATTTGATTTTGTAAATTATTTAAGAACAGCAAGTAGATATGATAAACTCATTTTAGCATATGATACATTTACTGGCAATAAATTACACGCATCTATTGTAGCAATAATGCCATCAGTATCTTTAACTTGGTCAGTTAATTTTGGTTATAATTTAGAAACACAATTCAACAATAAGGTACAATCAACCAACGAATTAGTTGAGATTAGAGTATAAATAGTCTTATGGCAACAAGAGCATTTTCTATAGAAGATGGTAATCTTCAAAGTCGTTCAATAGTTACGACACGAAATAAAGTCTATAGTGATTTAGACTTAACTTTTGCTCGTGCGCCTAATAATGATGTGTATAAAAAAACTGATGCGGCCGCTGTTAAACAATCTATTAAAAATATATTATTGACAAACAGTTTACAAAAACCATTTAATCCTGCTTTTGGTGGGAATTTAAGAGGATTTTTATTCAATCTTGATACAGAATTTGATGCAGAAGCAATTGAAGATAATGTGAGAGATACTGTTTTAAATTATGAACCTAGAGTTAGAATACAATCAGTTGTGGCAAATGTTAATTCAGATAATTATGATATTAAAGTAACATTAGTATATCAGATTATTAACACATTAGAAAATGTTACACAAGAAGTATCACTAGCGAGGTTAAGATAATGGCAAAGAAACTATCTACATCAGTAAACACTTATTTTAAAACATTTAAAGGTACTTCACAAGGAAGAAAACCAATTACATCTACTATGAACAAGTCGAAACGAAGACAACTAAAGGCATATAGAGGTCAAGGAAAGTAACATGGCAACAACAATTAATTCAACAAGTTTAGACTTTAATAATATCAAGTCTGCACTTAAAACATATCTACAACAACAAAGTGAATTTAGTGATTATGATTTTGAAGGCGCTGGTTTAAATAACTTACTAGACGTTCTTGCATACAACACACACTACAACGCATTGATTGCCAACTTTGCGTTGAATGAATCTTTTCTATCGACTGCTCAACTTCGTTCATCAGTTTTATCACACGCAGAAGCACTTGGATATAGACCTCGTTCAATTACTTCTTCACAAGCAACTGTTAATATATCAGTTACAGTTCCGTCAGGTGACCCTGCGCCATCAAGTGTTGAATTACCAAGTGGTACTAAATTCTCATCTACGGTTGCTGGTGTTTCATACACATTTCAAACAAGAGAAACTTATACTGCAACTGCAGAATCATCTGGTTCAAGTACAATTTACAGATTTAGAAAAGCAAGTACTTATTCAACTGCAACTCAAACTGCACAGAACACAATATATAATTTACCGATATATGAAGGAACATCAACAAATAGAACATTTATTGTTGGTACAACAGATGACGAACAAGTTTATGTTGTACCTGATAAATCTATAGATATTGATACACTTGTTGTTAATGTTTACAATACATTATCAGGAACATCTTACAACACATATACAGATATTAATGATGCGATTAGATTAACAGATACTTCAAGAGTATATCGTGTACAAGAAACACCAAATGGATATCACGAGATTATATTTGGCACAGACACAGGAATAGTTCCAGTTTCTGGAAATAAAATGATTATTAATTATTTAAAAGTTTCTGGCGCAAATGCAAATGGTGGTTCTACATTTACACCTCAAGCACAATTAAGTGTAGGCGGTACTAATCAAACATTAACAGTATCAACAGTATCTAACTCTGCTGGTGGTGCCGCAAGAGAATCAATATCATCTATCAAAACACAAGCACCTTTACTGTATGCATCACAACAAAGACTTGTAACAGCAACAGATTATAGGTCTCAAATACTTAACAAATATTCAACAACTGTAAGAGATGTAAACGCATATGGTGGTGAACAGGCAACTCCTGCTAAGTATGGTGTTGTATATGTTGCTCTACAATTTTTTGATAATGTTAGTGCATCAACACAAGAAACAGTTAAAACAGATATATTACAAAATTTAACGAGTGCATTGTCAATATTATCAGTCAGTACAGAATTTGTTACACCAACAACAACTTATCTTGAATTAGATGTTGTTTATAATTTAAATCCTGCATTAACAAGTCAAACAAGTTCTTCTATTGAAAATATTATTAGAACAGAAATTGATACATATTCTACAAATAATTTAGAACAATTTAATAAAGTTTTTAGAAGGTCATCATTACTTACAATAATTGATGCATTAGATACTGCTGTACTTAACAGTAGAATGGATGTCCGACTACAACAAAGATTTACACCAACTCTTTCAACTACTAAAGACTATACATTAACATTCCCAGTTGCACTTGCACAACCAGATGATGTTAATCGCATTATTGGTTCTTCAAGATTGACAGTTAATGGTGAAACAGTAACAATAAAAAATAAATTAAATTCTACAAATCTTGAATTATCGACCGCAAATGGTACAATTATAGTTGATAACATAGGAAATTATAATCCGAGTTCAGGTGTAATTACAATTCAAGGACTAAATCCTTCTGCATTTGTTGGTTCTGAAATTAAACTATTTGTTACACCAGCAAACCAAAGTACAATTAGACCTTTATTAAACTATATCTTAGACATTGATTTAACAAGAAGTTCAGTAACAACATTGATTGATAGAGAAAATCTTAACGTGATACTATAATGGCGCAACAGTTACCAGATTTAAATAGAAGATTACTTCCTCTACAAAAGAGTAAAGTCCGTGAGGTTTTACCTGAATATTTTGTAGAAGATTATCCTACATTTGTAACTTTTTTAGAGAAATATTATAAGTTTCTAGATTCTGATGGCACTTATGCTTTTGATACTCAAATACACGAACTATTTTCAACTAGAGATATTGACCAAACACCTGAAAGTTTACTTGATTTATTAGGTAAAGAATTAGGTCAAAACATATCATCACTAAGTACATTTTCAAATGCAAGATATTCTATAAGAAGATTTGGTGATTTATACAGAACAAAAGGAACTCCAGTTTCTGCTGACCAATTCTTTCGTTCTTTTTTTCAGGTAGAACCTGAAATACAATATCCTAAAGAAAATTTATTCACAATAGGTTCATCAGAAATAGGATATGAAAATCAACAAGTCATACAAGACCACGCAAGAAATCAAATATATTCTATATTATATAAAGTTCCACTTGGTTTGAGAACTTGGTCAGAATTATACAAACAATTTGTACACCCTGCAGGATATTACTTTTCTGTTGACGTGTTACTTGAAGGTGAAGATGATTTAAACTTGAGAACAATGCCTACAGTATTATTTGATTCTGCAGTTGGTCCATCATTGATTGCAGACGCATTATCAACACCTGCACCAACATTCGAACAGTTTACAACATTACAAGCAGACGCAGTAACAGGAATTATACATAGAGGTAACCCAGAAGAAACAATTAGCAAATACGGCGACTATGCAATTGATTCACTTAATGAACTATTTGATAACTTTGCACAAATGTTTACACCGAACTCATTTAAATTTGATGATAGTGCCGCTTCTATTGATTCTGCCGCACCAGACTTCTCAATGACATTCGAAACATTTGACCAAGAAATGTTTGACAGTTATGGAAAAGCATATTAAACTGATATAAATAATATAAAATAAGAGAGAGTATTTTATGGCAAGAGAAATAATAAGTACAGGAACAAGTGCAAATGACGGAACAGGTGATACACTTCGTTCTGCTGGTACAAAAATAAATAATAACTTTGCAGAGATATACACATTTCTAGGTGGTAGTTCTAGTACACTTTCAACTCAAGTTACACTTGAAGATTCTGCAGTTGTCTTTGAAGGCGCAACAGCAGATGGTTTTGAAACACGACTAACTGCAATAGACCCTACTGCAGACAGACAAGCACAATTACCAGATGCGTCTGGTACTGTTGTCATTGATGTTGCAACACAAACTCTCACTAATAAAACACTTACAACTCCAGTTATTTCATCTATATCAAATACTGGAACAATCACATTACCGACTGCAACAACTACTCTTGTTGGTAGAACAACAACAGATACTCTCACAAATAAAACACTTACTGCACCAACTGTAACTGGTTTATCAAAAATATCTAAAGGATTTGCACTTGCGGATTCTGCAGGTGATGAAGTTGTTGTCTTTGATTTGACAACTGCTGGTGCCGCAGTCAATGAAGTTAGAATTGCAAACGCAGTTACAACCGCTTCACCAGTTATATCTGCAACAGGCGGTGATGCAAATGTAAGTTTAAATCTTACAGGTAAAGGAACAGGTGCTGTATTACTTGAAAGAACAGCATTAAACGAATCAGAAATTACAGGTGCAGGTGCCGCATCTGCCACTGTACCATATATTATATGCAATTCGGGTACTCCACTTGCAGTATCACTTGCAGACGGAACCGTAATAGGCGAATATAAAGTATTTACAAACAAAGGAGCAGGTATCGCCACAGTTACACCTACAAACTTTGCACAAGGAACAACTTTTGCGTTAGACCAGTATGATGCCGCAACTGTTATTTGGGATGGTGCAAATTGGTATGTTACTGGTCATTACGGCGCAACGATATCTTAATAGGAATAGAAGATGGCAGTTATAACAAACGACTTTAAACGAATGGCATTACGCAAAATCTATGACGATGCCCAAGATGTTACAAATAGATATTATATTGGTATTGGTAAAAGTGAACCATGGAATGATGCAGAAACAGTACCAACTCCAACTGGTTCAATAAGAGATGACAGACTTGCACGACAAGGACTACAAGCAATTAAATCTGCTGCCAATTTATCGTTTGTAGTTAGTCGTTACAACTGGACATCTGGAACAATATACAATGCGTGGGACGACAACGATTTAGTAGTTGGTGCAAATTCTTATTATATTATTACAGAAGATAACAGGGTGTATATGTGTGTGCAAGAAGCAAGAAATGCCTCTGGTATACAAACTGCATCTACAGTAAAACCAACTCATACTGACCCACTTAAAGCAGTAAAACTTGCTGATGGTTATAAGTGGAAATACTTATATACTGTATTATCAACAAATGCAAGTGCGTTTTTATCTGCAAACTTTATGCCAGTTCGTCTTGCAGACTCATCAGAAACTGGTACTGGTGCAGAACAATATGCAGTTCAAAACGCCGCAGTACGAGGACAAATATTAGGCGTCAAAGTTATTAACGGTGGTACAGGTTACTCATCTGCCCCAACAGTTACAATCACAGGAAACGGAACAGGTGCAACTGCAACTGCATACGTTACAGGTGGTGTTGTTACTCATATATTCTTAGATTCAAGTGCTGATAGTGCCATGGCAATGGGTCGAGGATATGATTTTGCAGGTGTTACAATATCAGGTGGTTCACCTACAACCGCCGCAAGTGCAAGAGCAGTTATTGGTGATATATACGGTGCAGGTATCGGTGCAGACCCTAGAAATGATTTAAGGTCAACATCACTTATGTTCAATGCAAAACCAGATGGTATCGAAACAGGTGCTTTCTTTGTTGGTCAAGACTTCAGACAAGTAGTACTTATTCAAGACCCAGTAGATTCAAGTGGTTCTGCAATCACTACATCAGTTGCAAACGCAAGTAAATATTTAATTGCAGATGATGCCGCTGAAGCAGGTGGATTCGCACTTGATACTGTGATAACAGGTGGTACATCTGGCGCAAAAGCAAGATATGTATCAAATGCCGCTGATAAGATTTATGTTGTACAAAACGATTCAACAGGATATAGTGCGTTCACAACAGGTGAAACTATTTCAGGTACTGCATCTGGTGGTGGTACTCAAAACGCAACACTACTAAGTGGAAGATTAAACTATGAAAATGTTTATCAACCAAACGGTAAAATACTTTATATAGATAATAGGGCCGCTGTAGAAAGAGATAGTGACCAAACTGAAGATATAAAAGTTGTAATTACAATATAGGATAGAAAATGCCGAATACATTTAATAATACCACATTCTCTACAACCTACTATGATGATTGGAAAGATAGCGACCACTATCATCAATTATTATTTAATGATGCTAGAACACTACAGGCACGTGAGTTAACTCAATTACAAACAGTAATCAATAAAGATATTCAAAAGTTTGCTGACAACATCTTTAAAGAAGGTGCAGTAGTAAAACCTGGTGGTTTAACTTTAAATGGCGAATATGAATTCGTAAAATTAAATACAACTACAGGTGCTACTCCTACATCAAGTTATGTTGGAAGTACTGTTACAGGTGCTACATCAGGTATTCAGGCAAAAATTGTTGAAGTTGTAGATGCAACTGGTTCCGACCCTGCTACTCTATATGTTATATACACGGATTTAAATGGTGGTTCACAATTAAGATTTACACCAGGTGAAACACTAAACATTACAGGACTAGATGATGTAGTTGTACAAACAACAAATACTATTGGAGAAAATTTAGCAGTAGGACAAGGTCTACAAATTAGTATTGGTGATGGAATATATTATGTAAAAGGTCATTTTGTATTTTGTGAAAAACAATCAGTAATCTTAAACAAATATTCTCCTTATGGTAATAACTCTGTTGTTCTTAAAGTTGTTGAAGATGTTATTACAACTGCAGATGATACAGGATTGTTTGATAATTCAGGTGGTACACCAAATCTAAGTGCTCCAGGTGCTGACAGATATAGAATTCGTTTAATATTAGATATTGCATCTAACATGGATTCTGATACTAACTTTATATCAATTGCAGATGTCAACAAAGGTGAAATTTATAGAATAGTTGATGAAAATAATTCATATAATATACCAAATGATGTTATTGCTAGAAGAATAAAAGAAAATTCTGGTGATTATCTTGTTGAACCTTTTTCTTTAAAATATGAATTAGATTCTGCAAGTTCATCAACAAGATTAGATGCAATATTAGGAAATGGTATCGCAGTAATATCAGGATATAGAATAGAACAACAATTTAATAATACTTTTAGTATAACTAGGGCACAAAATACACAAACAGAAACTGGTGAACAAGTACCAACTGCATTTGGTAACTATGTTAAAGTATCTACTGGTCAAGGTGCAGACTCTGGTGATATCGTTGGTTTACCAAACATAAACACATTTACAGAATTTAATCTTTACACAGGTGCATCAAAGGGTGGTGCTCAGGCAGGTAAAGCAAGACTAAGACACGTTACTGAAAATGGTGTTCTTGGTTATAAGTTCCATTTATTTGATATTGATTTAGACCCAGGTGTTAACTTCAGAAACATTAAGAGTTTAGGTGATAGTAACTCTGGCGAACATTTCAACATTGTTCAAGAAAATGGTGTATCAGTTCTTTACGAAACAAATAAGAATCATCTATTATTCCCAACACCATATATCAGACCAAATAACTTTGCGAATATATCATTAACATATCAACAATACTTTAGTGCTACAACTGATGGTACTGGTAACTTAACAATTACTGTTACAGATGTTAGTAACGAAACATTTGATAATACAGCAGACTGGTTAGTCGTACATTCAGGTAGTAGTCCAAATACTGCATGGACAATATCTGCAGGTGGTACAGGTTCAACAACTGCATCATTAACTGGATTAGCAAATAGTACTACATATGATATTCTTGCATATGTTAAGAAAGCATCAAACGTTGCAAGTAGAACAAAAACATTAACAACATCTACTGTATCTGCAGTTGCAAGTACAACAGATTCTGACGGCAACACAGTTTACTCACTCGGTCAACCAGACATTTACAAATTAGATAGTGTAAGAATAGCAAGTTCAACTGGTAATGATGTTATCGGTAGATTTGAATTAGACAACGGTCAAAGAGATAACTTCTATGATATTGGTCGTCTTGTATTAAAAGGTGGTCAGTCTGCACCAACAACAATATATGCAAAATTCAAACACTTTGAACATGGTGCAACTGGTGAGTTCTTCTCTGCTAAATCATATACTGGTCAAGTAAATTATGAAGATGTTTATAGTTATAGAAGAAATGATGGTACAGTTATCAATTTAAATGATGTATTAGACTTCAGGCCTGTTAAGAACGCATCAGGAACATTCTCTGGTGGCGATGCAAGAGTTCATTATTTACCTCAACCAACTGATACTGTTCAAGCAGATATCACTTATTATCTTCCAAGAAAAGATATTATCATTGCAAATAAAGATGGTGAGTTCTTTTATGTATCTGGAACAAGTTCTTTAAGTCCTGTATATCCTATCAAACCTGCAGAATCTATGTTGTTATATTCTATTGATATGAATCCTTACACATTAAGTGATTCTGATATGACTATCAGAAGAGAAGACCATAGACGTTATACTATGAAAGATATTGGTAAGTTAGACAAAAGAATTGATAATTTAGAAGAAGTTACTGCTTTATCATTACTCGAAACTAATTTATCAAACCTTAATGTGCTTGATAGTGCAGGTAATGTAAGAGCAAAAACAGGATTCTTTGTTGATAATTTCAAAACAGATACTTATGCTGATATAAACAATATTGGTTATAGAGCATCATTAAGTGGTTCAAAAACTCAACCTTATGCTGTTAATAATAGTTGGGAAACAAATTGGGGTGGTTCAGTAACAGAATTAGTTAATGATACATTACAACCATCTTTCTATCTTGATAATATAAGACTAGTTTATGATTCAGACAATTCAACTGGTGTTATTAGAAAAGGTAGTACAGTTCTTATGAATTATGAAGAATTGACTTATGTAAATAATGACCAAGGAACTGGAACAATTAACATTAATCCATTCGAAGTTGCAATCATGACAGGTATGATTACATTATCACCAAATTCAGATGATTGGTATGATAAAGAAGTTGTACAAAAAGATGCTGGTACAGAAACGACAACTAAAGTTGTGTCAAGAAGACAAAGTGATACTATCACTAAAAAAGTTGTTAACGAAAGAACAATTAGTGAAACATATATTCCTTACATAAGGTCTCAACTAGTTTACTTTAGAGTTGAAGGATTAAGACCTAACTCTAGAGTTTATGCTTTCTTTGATGATAGAGATGTAAGTCAATGGGTAAGACAACAATCATCATTTGTACAGTACGGTTCAACAACAACTGACTATGGTAATCAGTATAATACTGCTACACAATATCCTTTTGAAGGTGGACCAACTAACCTTGTAACAGATGCAAACGGTAGTTTAATTGGTTCATTCTTTATACCAAATACAGATGCTATAAGATTTGAAACTGGTGTCAAAGAGTTTAAGATATTAGACGTTGCTGCCGCACCTGGTCAATCATACAGATTCGGATTAGATGAAGCATTATCTAGAGCAACTGCTAAATATAGTGCAGAAGGAATATTGAAAAGAATAGAACAAGATGTGATATCATATAAAACTGTTTATCAATATGTTGCACCACCACAAATAAAAAGTAGTTCAGACAGAGATGATAAGTTTGTTTTAGTTTACAGAAATGGTAAATATCAAACAGTTCGTGCTACAGCAAATAATATAAGACGTGGTGATGATATACGAGGCGTAGTCTATCGTAGTGAATATCGAGCAAGAGCAAGAGCAAGAGAAATAAACAGCAATGATGACGATATATAGATAAAGGAGAAATAGAATATGCCAGCAGATATAGACCCAATTGCACAATCCTTTTATGTTGCAGAACAAGAAGGTATTTGGGTTACAAAAATAGGAGTATGGTTTGCTACTAAACCTGGTGGCGGTGATATTCAACATTCTGTTAGATGTCAAATAAGACCTCTTGTTAATGGATATCCTTCATCAGAAGCAGTTATTCAAGGTGCTGAAGCAATATTAACACCTGCAGAAATTACAACAAGTGCAGATGTTACTGCTAAAACTTATTTTGTTTTTGATGAACCTGTTTATCTTGAAGGTGACAGGGATTATGCATTTGTTCTCATATCAAACACAACTCTTTATAATGTTTATGTGTCAAAGATTGAAGATTTCTTAGTTGGTTCTACAACAAAAAGAGTTACAAAACAACCTACATTAGGTTCTATATTTGCTTCTCAAAATGCAAAGACATGGTCTGCCGACCAAACTATGGATATATGTTTTGAAATTGTGAGAGCAGACTTTACAGGAACAGAAGGAACAGTATTCTTAAGAAATGCAGATGTACCAAAAAGATTGCTACAAAACAATCCATTCAGAACTGTAACAGGTGATTCAGATGTTATTGTATTCTCACCTAATCATGGATTTGATGTTGGTGATATAGTACAAATTACAGGTGTAGATTCAACTGACTCTGCAAGTATAGGTGCTTTAACTATTGGTGGTATAGCAGGAACACAACTAACAGGAACACATACAATTACTGCAGTTGATGGTAACTCATTTACATTTAAAGCAACTTCTGCCGCTGATAGTGATGATATAGGTGGGGGTAATAGAGTTCTTGCGACTACTAATATTCCATTTACGTCTGCATGGCCTTCAATAGATGTATTCTTACCAGGAACTTCTATTGTAAGTTCTAATGCAAGATTTACAACTGGTAAATCACTTGCTGGTTCAGAAACATCTATGTCAAAACCAACAGCATACTCTGAAGTTTATTTAAATCAAACTAATAAATTAATTAATCCTAAATTGATTGCAAACAGACCAACAGAAGTTGCAGAGTTAACTGACCCTGCCGCTGGTGATAGGTCATTTGATATTAAACTAACACTAACACCTTCTAGTTCTACGGCATCACCTGCAATTGATTTAGATAGAATATCTTTAACAACAATCAACAATGTTATTGATAAACAAGATTCTGCATCTACATCAGGATTCAATGTACCTATTGTATTCTCACCAGAAACATCTGCTTTTGGTGGTACATCACTTGCGAAACATATAACAAAAGTTGTAGAGTTGGCAGAAACTGCTACTGGTATTAAAGTAATAGTTGGTGCAAACAGACCTTCAGTTGCTGGATTTGATTTATACTATAGAGTTGGTACGTCAGATGATGTAATCGAAGGACTACCATGGATTCTAAAAACTGAAGATACGAACAATGCACCAGATGATACAGAAAATGTTTATCAAGATTATGAATATTTAATTGGTGGACTTGCAGGGCAGATTGCTCCGTTCACTAAATTCCAATTAAAGATTGTTATGTACACAACTAATACTGCTAAAGTTCCAACATTCAAGAATCTAAGAGTGATTGCATTGGCAGATTAATGAGTGATTATATTAAAGTTGAGGGACATCCTAATCTTGTTCGTGATAGAAAGTCAGGCGTGATATTGAATATAAATAAGACTGAACTAGAAGCGAATAGAATTAGAAAACAGAAACAAAGAGAGAAAGATAACGAGATTGAACAACTAAAGAATGATGTAAGTGAAATCAAATCTATGTTGAACAAATTAGTAGAGAAACTATAATGGCAAAAATCATATTCTCATCAACCAGTAGTTTAAATCAATTTGTAAATTCTGCAAATGATTTATCGAACAAAGTTGGAGACCTAGCATTATTAAACACAACTATAGATTCTGATATAGTAGGTTCAATAAATGAACTTAAATCTTTATTAGATAGTGCAACAACAAATCTTGATGCAAATATAAGAGATGCAATTACAGTTGTCAATACTGCAGGAAAAAGTGGAACAATTGTATATGACAATACAACAGGGCAACTAACTTATACTGGTCCAGATTCTCTATCTGCAACTGGTGCCATAAATGTTTCATCAACTAACGTTATCTCAGTTGATAACGCAACAACAGTTTCTAAAGGTGTTGCGTCATTTGATGAAAATACATTTGAAACTTTTTTAGGTGATGTTAGTTTGAAAGATAGTGGTGTTGCAAATGCAAAACTACAAGCAAACAGTATAACATCTAATAAATTTTTTGGTACAGTTAATTTAGTAATTTATGATTCATCAGGAGTCGCAGTTAAAACATTATACAGTCCGTTATCATAAGAGGCAATTTTTATTATGGCAACAATTCCTGCTCCACTATTTTTTCGTAGTGATAATAATCTACAAATTATGACATCAACTGATATCACAAACGTGATAAATCAAGTAATTGCTGTACATTCAAGTACTCCTGGTGTTGTATTATCAGTATCTGGATTAGGCGATTCTGATGATTTGGGTCCTATCGTAAATACACGTTTAGTTCCTGGTGCTATTTCATCATCTACAACTGCATTTCCTAGTGAAGCAACAACTGAAGAACCTCAATTAGTCAGTACAGATTATTACATAGGTTTATCAAAAGCAGATAGTAATCAACCTGTAAATCCTTTACCCATATATCGAAATGATGATGGGACAATACAATCAATGACACCTAATGATTTTGTTGATACATTTATCAAACCTGCAATTGATAATTTATTAGATAGCACAAATTATGGAACAACAAGTTCAGGTGGTTTATATACAATATCAACAGCAGATTCTGGAGTTGATTTAACTTTAATAGGAACAGTTTTTATTGATACTATTTACAATAATGCGACTACTACATATTATTTACTAAGACAAAACGGAACTCACGATTATACAACTGATGCAAGTCATACAGGTGTATATAGAAGAAGTGACGGTAATTTACAATCATACAGTTTAACAGAGTGGAATAATTTAATATATAATTGGACTAGATATACTTTGGCAAATACCCCAGGATATAAAATACAATATTCTGTAGATTCTGCAAATGGACCTGGAGTAATATTAGGAAGCGGAATGGTCGATACAAGACTAACAGGCGGGAGTGGACAATATACAACTACATTTGTTAGTGCTGACAATTATCGGGCACAAGAATTGCCTGATGGTACGCCTACAGTTATAAGCACAACTTATTTAAAAGTTGCTAGAGGATAAAATATTATAGTATGTTAGAGGTTTAAAATTTTTATGTATAATATGTAAAAAATTTTTATTTTGTATATGTCGATTACGAATTTTTTTATTTGTTTTATCTAGAATATAATTCCAAGAATCATCAATATAATTTACTGGTATTTTATTTTTTTCAATAAGATAAGAAAAGAAAACTTCATTATTAGGTAACATAAACTTGTGCATTTCTTTAGGATAAACATTATCGTACTGTGCTTCTTTCATTAAATTCATCATATAATCTAAATTTTCAGTAAACTTTAATTGTTTTATAACATCTTTATTTCCTCCTATAACACCAGTATTAATTATCATATCATCTGAACTTTTTAAAGTATCTAAAAGTAACATAGCATTTTTTGAGCAACTTTTTACCCAACAATTCATACTATCAAGATTTGCTAAATTCTTAAATTCTTTATATTTTTCAAAATTTCTTTTTAATCCTTTTTCAAAACCATCTTCTTGCAAACAGCATATTTTTGACATATCGTGTTCTTTAAAAAAGTTTTTAAATATAAATGGGACAACATCTAAATCAAGATATAGAATCTCATCATATTCTTCTGCAAGTTTTTCTAATTGTTTGATTTTAAAAAACTGTATAGAATTATATTCATTGTCTATGTGTTCTTCATTTTCATATACAAAATAATCTGCTTTACAAAAATTTGCATACTCGTTTTGTCTTTTCATAAGAGAATTTTTATATTCACTTAATTGTTCTTTTTTATAATCAGTAACTGAATCATCATTTACTTCATTATAAACACTAAAAATTACTTTTGAATTTCCAGACATCATCAAACCTTTTGTTAATACAATGTACAAATTTACTTTTATATGGAATCCATCTGACTATAGGGTCAAAGAAAAAATGCCATTCATTATCTAACCACTGCGATTTAACTTTATTAATATTACTTTTATATCCCCATATCGTTTCGTTATCGTAACCGAATGTATTTAAAACATCTTGAGAATAAAAAGATGTATCATTCTTTACTTTGGTCATCAACTCTATTGTTTTGTCGAAGTTGCCAAAGTAATCTAACTTGTCAAGATGTTCTTTGTTGATACCTATGATTCCTGTATTGAATACGTCAGTCTTTGTACTATGACCTTCTTCGAACAACATTGCTCTTGCGTTCCAATATTTAGCAACAGGACTTCTATTCGATACTCTTTTAAAATTGTACATAGCACTATGTTGCATTTTTAAAGAGTAATCATCATTGTTGTTTAGTATTGCAACACCTTTATCTAATTTCCATACATCAAAAAAATCTTCATCAGTAACAGGTACAACATCAAAGTCGAGATATAGTATCTCGTCATAGTGTTTAGATAGTTCATACAGTAAATGTATTTTGTAAAAGTTGACAATACAATATTCAGTAATCATAGGATATTTTTCTTTGAACATCTTATGATATTGTTTGTATGAGTTGTCATACTCAAATAATTCATACTCTGTTGATATATTGTATGCGTATTGCTGATGTGATTCTTTTAACCTATCGTAGTGTTCGATAAACTGAAGTTTTGTTCTCTGTGTTTTAGAAATATCATCGCCATCGTAAGGAGGTTGATAATCTAAATCTTTTGCAGGAATATCAATATATAAACTAAAAATAAATCTCATAATAACTCTAAAATATTTATATAAATAAAATTAAAGTGAAATGAAAAATACAAGGAGTAATTATGAGTAGACCATTTCCTCAAAACCATCAGTATTTACCTGGTAGTGCAAGATTTGTAAATAACGATAAAGACACTATAGAGATATTATCAATACCTATAGAACGAAACGAAAATGGAGAAACAAGAGCATTTTCTTCAGTAATGCCTGCTGACCCTAATCACCCTCCGTTTCAATGGGTATTAGAAAATTGTGATGATTTAGATAACATACATGCAAATACATTTCGTTGGATAAGAGACCAAAGATATGCGTATGAGCAACAAGTTATGGAAATTGCAAAGCAAGAAGGTTTAATTTTTACATCAGGTCTTGCAGATGTACGTTCTTATAAATCATTTTTAGAATCTTTATTTAAACCTTTTGACGAAACAAGAGAAGCAGATTTGAATAATTTATTTTCTATAAAATTAGAATTGTTTGAAATGCCTAATATTCGTCAAAATGAAAATTCAGATTTAAAGAAAGCATTAAGACGTGCTGAAACACCACTTGATGTTATAAGGGCGGCAATTGATATTCATCTTGATAATCTTGAAACTGGTCTTGAAATTGTGGAAGAAGATACTTCTGATACCAACCAGGACTCTGCATAGATTTATATCGTTGATTAAATAAGTATACACTAAATTCTCTCTCGTCATGTATTGTTTGATAAGAACATACACCGCCATATTCAAAATGATTATAGTCATGGTTCTCGTGTAAGTATTGGTCTATGCCTTTATGATACTTAACCATATAGTAATCAGGTTTTTCCATAAAGTCTTTGTATATAAATGATTTGTTACCATACCAAGATATAATAGAACTATTAATTGGTGTATGATGTGTAGGACGCCACCATGCGAATATAACACATAATGCTTGTGATATAAACTTGTTACAGTCGCCACGAATAATCACATCTAGGTCAAAGTATATGTTATAATCTTCTGTAAATTGTTCAAAGATTTGCAGTTTGTTAAATACACCATCGTGTCTATCTTCAGTTATAACATTGAACGTATCATACTCTAAACCTGAGAAGTTGTCAAGCATATATTTTAAATTGTCAACATAGATTGGGTGATACTTATCACCAGTACAAACACATATTATATTAAGCATGCCAGTGGTCTCTTATCCATTTATATCTTTCAGTCATAATATAATTATCTTGATTCGCAAAGTGTATTATTTTTAAATTAGAATTTATTTCATCACCCATGATTTGAAATTCTTCATTAAAACTATCTCTATACAATTCATTATAAGTTAGATTCTGTTCAAATATTTTTGACCATTTACCAACCCATTTACCTGGCATCATAGTAATCTTTACATCTTGTTCTATACAATTATCTTCTACAAAATTCTGCTCACCAAAGTATTTGAAATGTACAACAAGAGTGTTGTAGTAATGTAATTGCCATTTAACAGGGTCTTCTAAATATTTTTTCCATATAAAATCTAAACTGCCTGCTTTGAATTTATACCATCCGCCATTGATAGTTGTGTGGGGACTTTTGTTCCACCATTTGTTGTATGACACTAATTCGTTTTCTTCTACTGGCCAATTGACCATCTCTGTAATATTACTTACAATTAGTTGGTCAATATCCATAACTATGATATCACCCTCACCAGTAAAGTCCTTATCAAAGAATTGTAGTTTATACCAATGCTCTTTTATAATACCGTCTTGTTTAAGTGGTATTACTCTGTCTGCGAGAACTTTACTATCACTATAACACACAAACTCAAAGTCAACATCACAATGTTTCTTTAGTGAGTTATAGAGATTCGCAACATAGTCTGTACTGTATTTGCCCTCGTAATATAAACAGAATATCTTAATCATTTTTCTGATAACCTTTGAAGTTTATTAAATGATTCACCTTTATTGCTACAGTACTTTACGCATTGTTTTACAGGACTTTTTGATAACCAACTTTCTGGAAGTGTGTCATTAAACCAATCACTCTCTTCAAGTATCTGTTCAAGAGGTTTTAAAAATATATTATTATCTTTTTCTTGTTTTTTATACTCTAACATAGTTTCGCCATTGAACACTTGTGGTCCAAATTGATAATAATTATTTGCAAGGTAACAACAAGGTAAAACTTGACCATCAGGGTTAACTAACACTTTTCTTAGTTCTAACCATTTACACGATATACAATTACTATTATTTTTTTTCTTTTGTGTTTTTAACACTACACCATCTATTTGTTCAGGTAATTTATCTGCATATTCTAAAGTATACTTTGAACCATCAGGATTTGTATATTCAAAATATCTGTCTTTTTCAGATAATCTATCAGACCAGATGTAACTATGACCACTAGCACCATTCTTTAAACACATTTCTTTTATTTCTTGAAGGTCATTTTGATTATGTTTAAACACAATTGTTTGAGCAACAACTTCTGCTTCAGTCATAGATAAAGATTTCATATTCTCAAGAACTTTGTCCAAGTCTGTGAATTTTCTGTATAATTGGTGTTGATGTTTATCTTTACCATCTACACCAAAAACTACTCTTAATCTGTCACCGCATAATACACCTAAATCCCACCACCATTTTTCATCACGAATACTACCATTTGTATTAATTATGATAATAGTTTTTTGTAGATTGTTTTTTGTTTCTTCAACAATATATTTACATATTTGAAATATATCTTTATTCATTATAGGGTCACCCCAAGTACCACATATCTGAAATATACTTGTTAGTTTTAATGTACTAGGTCTGTATGCTTTTTTAAAATCATCAAGAGACCAACTGATTAAAGGTAACCAGTCTGCTTTTTTAAGACCATCTGGATTTGTTCTATGACATTGAGGACAACCTGCATTACAATGCGTTGTTATATCTGCAAATATATCAAAGTACTTTTTAGGCCACATTAAAGATGCTCCGAAAATCTATTTTACGGTGTTTAGATAAACTCAAACAATAGTTCATTGCTTGTTGATATTCTTCTTCATTATATTCTTTGGACAATTCTCCTTTTACCATATCATACATTACATTTGAGTATTTGTCAAGTAATTCTTGTTTATTTTTAATATTTTTACAAGACAACATTGACGGATTTGTTACGACAGTTTCAAAATTGACAGTAAGATTAAAATTATCTTTGTAGTAATTATAGATTTCTGTTAAATCATTTACATTTAAAATACTAACAGTACAATCAATACCAGATATTATGTGATGTGCTTCTTTTAAATTTCTTTCAAATTCTTCAACGTCTATAGGATATCTTATCCAACTTAACTTTTTTTGATAGTGGTCTGAAGATACATCAATGAACAAAGACTTAAATTTATTTGTTATATCAAACACACTATAATTTTTATAATGTAATTTTGTTAAATTTGATTGAAAACGAATAGTAATATCTTTTGCGTTCTCATCTGGTATTCTGTCCATAATTTCCCACATACGAGATATGATTACAGGTTCACCGCCTATGAATCTTATGCTATTGACTTTATCAATATTTTGTATTATATTATCAACTATCTCATCAAATCTTTTTGTACCTAAATTTTTAGGACTATCATCAAAAGAGTAACCTATACCCGGAACAGGTTCTTCTTTGTTTTTCCATAGTTTGTCTATACCAGATTCTTTGAGTTCTTGTCGTCTAAATGATGAATTATATGGTATACACATATAACAACCTAAATTACAATGCGAACCACCAATACGAAGTTTTAAATCTATTTTGTCAACTGTCGATTTTTGTTTATAGTATTTGTTATATTTTTCAGTTCTTGGAGACAATTTTCCTGCATCTTCAAGTTTATAACAATACTCACAACCTTGAACACGTTTACCTTCCATCATATCCTGACGAATTTGTTCCATCTCGTCAGACATAAAATAGTCAAAAGGTAATGTGTTTATTGCGTTGTACTTTTCAATAGATTTATTATTTGTTGCAAAACAACAAAGTCTATATTTTGAGGCGTTATCACTATAAATTTCATTAAAGGGATAGGCGCAGTACTTATTTTCTGCCATAATAAATATTTACAAATTATATAATTTATGTTATAATTATATATAATGATTATAAGGAGTTTAAATGTTACCTATTAAAAAGGCAGTTATAGAAGTATGTGGCGCCTGTAACTATAAGTGTCAGATGTGTCCGCATTCATTTGATGGTGGTCGTGAAAGACCATTTCGTCAGATGATGAACTATCAAATGTATCTTAATATATTAGACCAATTGATAGATTCAGAAGTTGAAGAAATATATCTTGAAGGCTCTGGTGAACCTGGTATGAATAAGAAACTTCCAAGTTTTATAGAAGCAGGACACGAACGAGGATTTAAAATGTCTTTTATCACAAACGGTTCTTTAATGCAAGGACAGTTTATGAAAGATATTGTAGATGCAGGTCTACACTTTGCACGATTCTCTGTTACTGGTTACAATCGTGAAAAGTATAAAGAGTGGATGTCCGAAGATAATCTTGATATGATTATTAAGAACGCAAACGATATGATTGCATATATCAAAGAATCAGGTTCAGATGCAACGATTGGTTCATATCATCTTGTATTAGATAATGATAATCAAGAATATGAGATAGAACAGTATCAAAAGAACTTTATTAATAAGGTGCCTGGTATCAAGGCGTCTATATGGCGTATGCACAATTGGTCAGGTGTCTATGATGAAATTACTTGGCGTAAAAAGAAGTCAGTCAGACGTTCTTGTGGTAGACCATTCTCACCTGATATTATTATTCGTGCTGGTGGTAATGATGGTAAGAAAGGTGCAGTTGTTCCGTGTTGTATGGTACTTGGTCAAGATAGTAAAGCAGTTCTTGGTCACTTATCAGAAAATACCATTGAAGAAATATACAATGGTGAAGCATACGAACATTTAAGAAAAATGCATAGAGAACATAGATTTGATGAAGTACCATATTGTAAAGGTTGTGATATGTTATACGACACACCAGAAGCAATGGTATGGTCAAACTTTGAAACATCTTACCATGTATTAACAGGTGGATTATTTGATATGAGGGAGTTCAGACTATAAAATATATCGATACATTATGTATTAATTGTGAGATGTCTAACAGTGGTTGGGAAATAGCACAATTAAATAGTTCGCACGTTATAAGAATGGACATTGGTCAATATCATTCTTATACTGTCTTTATTAGTTTATTTGGTGAAGTATTTCATATAGCACAACAGTTACAATCAGAAGGTATATTAGACAGGCCTTATAAAGTTGCAGTCGTCATTCCTAAAATAGAATCATATAAAAATAGAGAACCTGAAGATAATTTGACACGAATGAAGTTTATTTTAAACAAGTTTGTTCCTCCAGATTTTGGAATAGCAATTACTTTCTATGAGCATTGGCAAGAAAAAAAGGTTATTAAACCATTTGGAGCACATTGGGTTTGGCCATATAAAGATAGATGGGATAGAAAAAAATGTGAAGATTATGTTGTACTACAAGATATAACAGGTTTAGATAATGATTGGCGATATACAGATATAGAAGGAACTCATAATAGAATTAAAAAAGAATTAGATACTCTTTCTATTGATTATAAAATACTTGGTTATAAAAATACAGTAGAAGAATTATATTTTACATTGTTAAATGCAAAATTACTTTTAGCACCACCAGGTAGTTCTTATTGTATTGCCGCTGGTTTAGGATTGCCAACATTAGGATTTGGACACAATTGGTTGACAGTAACAGATAATTATGTTATGAAAAAACCGATGGGAACAAAAGAATTAATACCTGTATTATATACTGGGTGGGGAAATTGGTCGCAAAATGATACTAAGATTGTACACTTTGATAAAGAAAATGGATTACATAACAGACCTCAAAGCAATACGATAAATATAGGTAAATTTGAAACTGATAGAGATTATGAAATTTTAAGAAAAAAAATTATGGAGTAAAATTATGTGGCAATATGAAGTCGTTGATGACTATTTAGATAAAAAAACATTTGATTCTTTTATAGAAGATTTAAGAGGTGTAAAATTAGAAGATAATGAAGTTTATAGAAGATTCTTTACTTATGACCCAACACCACAAATTGCAGAGTTAGTTAATAAATTTGAAATAAAAAGACCTTGTAATAATTATAAAAAATTAATACACTATGCAGTAACACCTGCTAATTTTTTTCACAAAGAACATTATGAAGCAGATTTTAAAATAATGTCTGCAATTGTTTATTTAAGTCCAGAAAAAAATATCGGTACAACTTTAGTTGATTATAGAACACCTGGCCCAAACGAGGGTGATTTGTATGAAAAAATTACATTAGATTGGAAACCAAATCGTATGATGACTTTCTGTGGTCTAGATGATATCACTTGGCATTACTACGAATCAACAGATGTTCGATTTACATATAATTATTTTTTAGTTGACCCAGATAAAATACAAAGTGATGAATGGAAACAACATCTTATTGATTAATGAAATATATTAAAACATTATATATTAATACTGAATCAACAGGTGAAAGAAATGATTTATCATCTTCGTATGTAGAAATATTACCATACTTTCATCATCATGCATATAACTGGTCTGTATATGTTTTAGGAAAAGTATTTTTTTTATCTGAAAGATTACAAAGTTCAGGAATATTAGATGGTCCTTATAAAGTTTCTATAATATTTCCTACAATAGAAAAATTTAAAGAGTCTGATAGTGAAACTAATTTAGAAAGATGGGAATTTATATGTAATAATTTTTTACCTCCTAGTAAAGGAATAATTATTTCTTTTTATAATCAAGAAAAAGATGTAGAAGATAAGACAATAGATTTTCACGGTGCATGGTATAATTGGCCATACAAAGATAAATGGCAATGGAGTTTAAATGAGAAACAAGATTATGTTGTAATTCAAGAAGTAGAAGAAGCAATTGTTGGGAAATATAAAAACTATGTAGATAATAGTTTAAAACATTTTAGGTATTATAATTTAGGAGAGATATATAATAGAATTATAAAAGAATTAGAAGTATGCGGAATAAAATATAAAATTATAAATTATAAAACTTCAGTAGAAGAAACTTTTACTTTATTATCAAAATGTAAAATGTATCTTACTTATACAGGTGGTGCAATATATCTTGCTGGAGGAATGAATGTTCCTACATATTCTTTTGGTGATAATCCTTGGGCATCGATAGAAAAAACTCCTATCAATATGCCTTTAGGTTGGGAATTCACAAAGAAAAGATTTACTGATTCTCTTTGGGGTAGACTTCATGTAACCCCATGGAAAGTTTTTCATTATAATAAAGAAATGGGTGTTCATCAAACAAGTCAAAAATATATAACAAATATAGGTAAATTTGAAACTGAAGAAGAACGAAATATATTAATGGATATATTAATGAAATTATGAAACTAATCAGAACATATTATCTCAACTGTAGAAACAACGAAAAAGCAACTCGTCAAAACGATACAATAAGATTTGATGGGTTTACTATGTGGCCTCATTGTACATTTATGAGTGCGTTATGTTATTCGTTTTGGAAAGCACAACTGCTACAACAAGAAGGATTAAAAGAACCTCGCAAACTTTGTATTCTTGTTGACGAAGATATATTACACGGTAAAGCAAAACCAGAAAACGAATCAACATCTTACGAACAACTTGATTGGTTTCTTAATAATATAGAACCACCTATGTATGGCATGATTGTATCAGTTTACAGTCATAAAGTTATTAAAACTATTGAAGATAGATGGTCTGCACAAACTATTTGGCCATTAAAGAAAGAATGGCAATGGGAAGGTGGCGGTGGTTACTTTACACTACAAGATATGGAAGATGGTGTGTCAACAAGAAAAAAGGGTATGAAGATGACACACGAAACTGTAGATATCATTGACAACATCTACGAACACTCTGCATTACCTGTTGTTAAGATAGACTATAAGATGTCAGAAGAAAAACTATTTAAGACTTTAAAGTATTCTAATCTCAACTTTGCATATCATGGTGGTACATATTATACTGCAGGTATGATTGGTTGTCCTACTGTTGGTTTATATTGGAATCAGAATCAAAAAGTTTCTACACAATATTATGTTGACAAAAAAGAAAAATATGATACAGTAGAGTTTACTTCTTGGAATCTTGGTATAGGAAATACAGAAGGCAAAGTATTACAATACGATTTCAATACGGTCTTTCAAAGACCACAAACATATCTCAAACATGTATCAATAAAATCAGAGTTATTATCTTATCTGAAATGCCAAAGCGACTTTACAGTCAACAAAAAAACTTACGAAATATCTTCATTCTAAATCTCTTTTTTTATAAATAATTCATATAAGTGCAGGGGGTCGTTAGCGGGTCCGACAAAGAAATCAAAGAAAGGTATTTCATGGCACAATACGAAGAAATAAGTATCGACCAAGGTACTGATGTTGCTATAACTATGGACTGTTTTGATGAAACAGGTGCCAAAAAAGACCTTACCAACTATACTGTATACGCCAAATTAAAGAAGAATTATAATAGTGAAGATTTCACTAACTTTACTGCTATAATTAATAACCCTACGACTGATGGCGGAATTACTCTCTCACTTACAAGCACACAAACAGACACTCTTAAGACTGGAAGACACGTTTATGATGTTGAATTACACTTTATTGATAGTGATGGCAATACGATTGTTGAAAGAATTCTAGAAGGTAGAGTCCAAGTAATGCCAAGTGTAACCAAATAGGATT